ATCAATCCGTCGTCAAGAACCGAGTTGGTGTTGAGGAAACCGTCATTCTTCTCGACGAACAGATAGTTGACGTAGTCGGTAGCCTGCTTCGCCAGCTGCACCTTCTGCTCGGTCCGGGGAACAAACTCGACCACCGGGTCCGGCGCCGTGAACATCCGCATGAGGCTCGGCTTGACACCGAGAACCGTGTTCCGGACTTCGGTGATGACGACCTGACTTCGGCCCTCTTCCTCGTTGCCGAACGGATCGCCGGCATAGTAGCTCGACGCATCGGCGCGGAACGTACTCAGCTCCCCGTCGACAAACGCCGTCGCGTCCGACACGATGCCGTTGACGATGCGATGCAGCTCCTGACCCTTGAGCCGGCCCTTGCCTTTGCGGGCCTCGGGCTTCGGGGGCGGGGCGTCGTCCGTATTCAACTGATATGCCTTCATCGCTTCGTCTCAAACCCAACACGTTTCCGCCGGGCTTCGGCGTTATCATCCTCCACGATTGTCGCGCCATCGTACCCACCGACCGCGCTCGATTGCTGCCCCGCGATCATGTCTTCCAACAGCTTCGCGATTTCGTCCTTGAGCATCGTGCGAATCCAGCGCTTGTCCGCCGCCGTCAGCACTATACCAGCCCCTTGAGCACACGCCGGAGGGGCGTCTTCCACGACTTCTGGCTCGACCCGCCAATCGCGGTAATCGCGTCGACGGCGAGGGTGAGCAGAAACGCGTCGGCCCGGTTCGGCGAAGGGATGCCTCGCTTCTTCATGTCCTCTTTGCTCTCCAGCTGCATCTTGCCGTTGCTCGTGAACTTGTACCGTGGCTTCACCAGCTCATCCCGCAACTCTTTGTCGTTGGCTATGTGGCAGTCCCGGGCCTCCAGCCAATCCCGGCCTTTGCCCCACAGCTCGGCGCGTTGGTTCAAAAACTTCTCACTAAAGACTGCTGGGGCCTCGCTGACATTGATGCCCCGGGCCGGCAGGCCCAGCTCGGTCAAGCGATCAACGACGCCGGCACCAATGCCAATCGAGTCAACGCAGATGTCCGTGGGCCTCTCCTTCTCCGTGAGCGCGTCCCACTCGCTCTTGATCCATCCGACCGTCCGCATCGTGTCGTACCCGCCCTTCACTTCCACCGGCTTGACGAGCGTGTTGCCCTGGCGGCGAGCGAGGGCCGTTAGATCGTTCCCGAACCGGGCGACGTCGAGGCCCCAGATCTCATGTACCCGGAGCGGCTCCACGTCCCGATCCAGCGCTGCCGTCGCCAGGTCATAGGGGATGATCGTGTCGTCGTCCCCGAGCGGAAACTCGCCCAGGACACGAACCCGGAACGCATTCGACCGCTCGCCGTAGCGGAGTTTCATTTCCTCCACGAACTGCGGCGTGATGCGCGGGTGCCCGACGCACGAGATCTTGTAGGTGCGCCAGTACGGCTTCAGGATGTGGTGGGTGTCGAAGAACAGGCCCGAGGTCCGCACGGGGTTCCCGGCGAGAACGGTCGTGGCGTTGTGGCCCGACATCGATCCAGACGCCGCTTCGAAGACCAGCTGCGGGATACCGCTCGCTTCGTCCGCGACCAAGAGCACATGCTCCGCGTGGACGCCAGCCAGCGCTTCCGGCTTCTCGGGCCGCGAGGTACGGAACGAGATAAACGACGCATTCGGCGCGCCCTTGTGGAAGATCTTCTCGGACTGAATCTCCAGAAGGTCCTGGACGGCCGGGGGGAGGACACTGATCCACCGCTTCACTTCGGCGGCGAGGGCGTCGAACAGTTGGTCCGACGTCGGCGCGGTGCAGACCGTCTTCTGCGGGTAGCGGGTCAGGATGTGGCAGATGATCGCCCACGCGAGCACGGTCGTCTTCCCGACCCCGTGGCCGGAGACGACCGACACACTCCGCTCCCCGTTCGCGATGTCCTGGAGGATCGCGGTCTGATCGGCGTCCGGGATCTGGCCCAGTACCTCACGGACGAGGAGATCCCACCGCTTCGCGTACCGTTGGAGAAATTGAAGAAACGGATCAGCAACCGGGGGCGTCGTGGTGGCGGCCGTCACCGGATCAGCACCGAGTCCCCGACTCCGGCGTAGGTGCTGGCGTCGGCGAGCGTCATGAAACGGACGGCCGTCGAACTGGTCGTGTCACCGCCGTTCTGCTTGACGACGATGACGACCTTGTACCAGCCGTCCGTGAGTTGCGTGATGCTCTTGCTCGTGACCGTGCCGGCGCCGGTGACGAAGTTGGCGACCGACCCGGCGCCGCTGAGGACAGCGAGGACACCCGCCGAGTTGGTGCTGGAGAAGCCGGTCGTCGTGACGTAAAGCCGGAAGTGTGTCAGCGCGCCGCTCGGTTTGACGTAGAACGTGCGCGTCAACTCCTGCCCGCTCGTGATCGCCACCGCCGCGTTGTTCGTCCCGTGGCCCGCGTTCGTCACGTTGTCGGTGACCGTCCACGTCGGCGGCCCGTCCGTCTTCGTGGCGTTGAACAACGACAACGCCGTCAGGACAATGTCCGATCCGGCATCACAGGTGACCGTGACCCCGGCGGCGGCGAGCGCGTTGTAGTGGGCCGTGATCGCGGACGTGCCCCCGGAAGCACGGACCCGCGTGACCAATCCGGCGCTGTCGACTGTCGCAACGTTGGTGTCGGCGGAGGACCAGGACGTGGGCTGCACGTTCAGCGTGCGGCCCTGCCCGTCCCGCACGACGGCAGTCAGCTGCGTCGTCAGGACATCCAGGCCGATCGTCGGGGGCGACGTCGTGATGGTGACCGACGCCGGCTGTGACAACGCCGCAGCAGCCAGGGAGGGCTGCTTGCGGCGTAGAAACTCGCGGCGAGTCCGAGGACGCCGCAAGCGTTAGTTCGCGACGATCGACAAGGTGGAGGTCCCGGTGCCCGTGCCCGAGCGCATCTTGATCTGCGCGCCCTGCCATCCGGCGAGGAACCAGGTCTTGCCCGTCGTCACGACGGCCGACTCGTAGAAGTAATAATCGGCGCCCGTCCCTTGGGTGCCTTTCACTTTCTTCAACCACAACTCAATAACCGAGTCCGCGACCACCGACTCCGGCAGGATCGTGATGGCGTTGATCGGGCCGTTGTCCGGGATCGTCGCAATTTCGGACGCCAGCGTGTTGTCGCCGGCCGGGATGCTGAACGCAACCGATTGGGCGAAGAGCATCAGGTGACCGTGTACGTCGACGCGTTCGACGTGATCGTCGCGCCATCCGCCAGACCGGAGGGGAGGGACGCGGTAATGACGGAGGACCCGGCGGCGACGGTGGTCGCGAGGCCGGCGGCGTCGATCGTGGCCTTGGCGGGGGTCGCGCTGTTCCAGGTCGGGGTGAGCGACAAGACGTCGCCGTAGAAGTCCTTCACGACGGCCGTGAACTGGAGCGTGTTCGGGTGCGCCTCGGAGGTGTTTCCCGGCGTGATCGTGATCGTGTAGGGGTGCCCGTGGGCACGGCCCGGCTTGGTGCCGGTGTAGGCGCTCAGGGCGCGCATGACGGCCGTGAAGGCGTCGGTGCGGGCGACTTCGGAGCCCAGCGTCGGCGTGGTGCCGTGCCGGAGATAGCCCTTGACGTACCCGATCCAGGTCGTCCGGGTGGCGGCGGTCGCCCGCTCCCAGCTGTCAACGAGGACGGGGGACCCCAGGTTCGCCTGGGCGGCGCGGTCGACTCCGTAGACCGTGCGTGCGATGTTGCGGACCGACAGAAGCATGGGCGTTGTGATTCGGCTGCCATGTTGTGGGGGGGGGCGTCCGAGTCTTGTGCGAGCCGCCGGGCCTGGACCTATCCGAAGCCTGACCGAAATGACCTGGACCTATCAGAGGTCATAGAGCCGCCCAAGGGAGGTGACGCCTTGGAGAAGCAGGGGGCCCCTTGGGGGGGCAGCCGGGTTAGCCGATCAAGCGAACGAGCTGTTCAGCGGTCGAGTCGGTAGCACCGGGGGATAAATCTACAAGCGTTGTCCCGATCTGTCAAGTATAGGTTTGGCCCAAAAACCTAACTATGGCGGCGACGTAGTTAGGGATAATACCCGTGGCGCGATCTCTTCGGGGGTAGCTCGGGCTCCAGCGCCCGGCCGCTCTCATCGAGGGGGGGGGCCTATCCGCCCCGTTGCCTCCTAACCTGCGAGGTGCCAACGACTTAGATCCCCTCGCCCCCGATCGCTGCCCCCCGAGCAACGGGGAGCAACGGATGCGTAGTCTACTGCTCTGTCTCGGAAGGTGTTGGTGCTTCGATACTTAGCACCTCGGCAGCCTGGTCTATAGCAGGGGCTATAGCATCTGACTGGGCCTCGGGCTGCGTCAGCCGCAGCTGAGTCAGCTGAGCGAAGGCAGCCAGGTGCTGACCCGACAGGTTGAGGTTCACCTGCGTGGTTGGCGCCTGCTTGGCGCCGAAGCGTTCGGGATCAAAGCGTTCGGCTAGCCACTGCCTGCCTTTGGCCCGGGCCTCGGCCAGGCGCGCTGTCTTCGGCGTGGCTTTATCGAGAAAACCTAAACTCTGCTCTGCCAACGACATAGCTCCCCAGCGCCGGGCCTGGTCGATCCGTGATTTCCTCCCGCGCGGTCCGGCCGCCTCGGCCTGCCCGGCGGGCGGTCCGGCCGCCCCGGCCTGCCCGGCGGCCTCTAGCTTCCTCCCCATCTGTGAGATCTGCGCCGCGTACACGATCTCACCCAGGTCCTTGGCTACCGTCTCGGCCAGGTCGATCATCGTGCGGCCGGACTCAAGCCAGACGCACAGGAAGTCGAGTGGCGTCTCGTCTGCGTCCTCGCCGAACATCTCGGCGGTGTACTTGTCGATGACGGCGGTTATGCGCTTGTACTTTGGGCTGCCGCTCACTCTACGACCATCTTCGACCACCCCGGGACGAACTTCGCCACGTACCAGTCCGGCACGCGCTCGGTCGGCGTCGGGCCCCTCCGGTGATTGCCGAGCCAGGCCGCGCACGCTCGACACGCTCCGCTCGGCAACCGATTCGTGTCGATCTTGGGGTGGCCGCGCTTACACAGCAGCCTCCCCTCGCGGACCTTGACTGCCGCAGACTTCGGCGGCGTGAGTCCGAGCCGGCGCCGGAGATCGGCCGGCAGCTTGGGCGCCTCGGCTTGCCGCAAGCAAGTCGCGCAGTACACCCGGCCGTCGCGCTCCACCCGGTTTGCTTCGTCCAGTAGGTGCTTTCGCCTACACGTCGCCATCCGTATGCACTCCCCAACCAGCTAAGTCATTCCCTACTCACCAAGTTCCCCAAGTTTCCGGGGTTGCTGGTGCATTCGTCGGGGCTGAAATCTAGGGCACTCCACAGATCTGTCAAGCACCCACCCCCGCTTTTCGGCTCGTCGGACCCGGTTTCACCTTCGCACAGGTACTCTGCCCAAAGCCAATCCAATGCAATTGCTGCACTTGGACCAATTCAAAGGATTGCTTGTTCCTATTATCTTATATATTGAATATTTTTCTTACGAGACTCTATCTAAAAGTATAATTCAGTATTCAATTCTAAGTGCATAACGTCTTGAAGTTAGATGTGGGTGACATATCCGCTCGGATGTGATCGACTCAACTCCCCGGGGCCTAATCAGCTTCGCCACGAACTCCCCGGGGCCTAATCAGCTTCGCCAACTCCCCGGGGCCTAATCAGCTTCGCGCGAACACGGGCCTGTTCACGCACGAAGGGCGCCCCTCTCGGAGCGCCCCCCGGCCGAATCCGGCCGTGCCTTTACTCGGCGGCCACCTCGACCAGGCCCTTGAGGACTTCGGCCTTGAGTCGGCCGTACTCGCCGAACATGAGCGATTGTGTGCGGTAGACGCCTGCGCGCGTGGGCCAGAGATCGGTGTCGTGGTCCAGGGCCTCCGTGGCGGCGTTGTACGCCTCCCAGGCGGAGTGATCGCCCGTGTGGCCGGTGCCTCCCGTCCACAGCTGCTCCAGGCGCGCCCGCTTGGCTTCGGCGCGACCGATCACACTCTCGGCGGCGCGGCTCTCGGGATTCCACCGGGGATTGTCTCTCGGGTCCGGCGCGACGACGTCGCTGACCAACTCCACGAACTGCTGCAGGTCCAGGCGCGTCTGCTTGAGGGCCCGGTACTGCGTCGCGACGACTTCGTACCGCTCGACGATGCCACGGAACAGCCGCTCGGCGGCTTCGACGGCCCGGACACCGACGCTCGCCGTGTGGCGGATCATGATGGCGCGGCCGTCGTCTGCCGTGCCTTCCCTGCCGGAGATTCCGGCATGTGACTCGCTCATCCCCAGCGTGTTCGCGCAGACGACCCGAATCGGCGTGATTTGGAAGAGCACGCCGCGCCGGCCCGCGTGGTTGTTCGCGATGAGGCCGAAGGGCACGACTTCGTCGGCGAAGATTTCTTTCACGACCGGCCCGAACTGATCGGTGTTGAACCGGATCTGCATCCAGGCGTCCGCCCCGTTCCGGAGCGTCCCGCCCGTCTCCAGGGACGCGACACCGGTGTCGAGCAGTGGCGCGAGCGTCCCGAACGCCTCCGCGTTCTGGAGTGGCGTGTACTTGCCCCCGACCGAGCCAAGCTCGGCGCCGGTGTCGGTCCGGACGGTGGAGCGGCCCATCGACGGGACGTACTCGCCCGCCGCGTTCAGGATGTAGGTCGGGCGGACGTCGACGTCATACATGTGGCCGGCCAAGGCCATCGCTTCGTCGAGCGTGGGCGCGTCCCGGAGGATGACGCCCTCTTTGTGCCATGGCGTCTCGCGGACCGAGAAGATGTTCGCGACACCGTTCTGATTGAAAGTCAACTCGTGGGCCATGATGTCCTTCCTTATACGGAGAGTGAAGACGTGGCGGCGGATTGCCGTGCTCGGATATACAATACACGCGGTGTACAGTTCTGTCAATGTATCATTCTGTTCCATTGTATCCCAAAATTGGCGCTTGACAGGACTGTACACCACACCTATTGTGCGTTCCGTGAGCAGCAACCGCCCTTTCACTCTTTTCAATGAGGTACCGTTTTGATGCAGACGCAGTCAGCTGGACCGTTCTCACCCGATGGCATGACGCCGTGGTGCGTCACGAGGGGGGAATAACCGTGGTGCAGATCACAGACGCCGGACGGGAAGCCCTTGTACCTTCACTCCAGCAACATATCTCATTCACGATTTGGGCTGAACACGGCCCCGCGCTGACCTCCGCCATCGAGGCCCTCACCAATGAAGTGGGGCGCCGCCTCGAAACGATGAACGGCGCCGTGACCGATCAGGCCCTCACGAACGCCGCTGCCGCGCTGGGGCCCCTGCGCGCGGCGCTGTACGCGGCGAACCACGCCGGTGACCCGGCCTTTCCGCCTTTCAGGAGTGTCCGATGAAGTCATACGCGAACGCGCTGGATGTGATCGATACCCCGAACCTGATGATCACCTTCCGGTACTACGCGGCCCCGCGTCCCGGCGTGACGGCGCGGTTCGCGTCCGACCTGGCCGACGCACTCGTGCGGGCCACGCGAGACACCCGGGAAGGACGCGGGCCAACTTTGGAAGGACGCGCGCCGACGACGTGAACGGGCCGCAGCACTGTGTCGCCCCCGGGTGCGCTACCGGGGGCCACCAGGGGCCCCGGAAGATGTTCTGCTCCCGACACTGGCGGATGCTTCCGGAGGATATGAGAGATCGGCTGCGGTGGGCTGTGCAGGAAGACGGGTTTGAACTGGAGGCGGCCGTGCTGTCCGCGACAGAATTACTTGACGGATAGGTCAAGGTGATGTACTGTAGCCGTCGTTCCTATTCCATAGGAGTGCCGGCGTGACAAAGAAAGTACGGATAGAGATCCCGGTGGTGATTGGCGAGGACTACGGCGAGACGGTCAAGGCGCGCCTCGCCGAGTACGGGATTACGCAGCGCGACGTCGCGGAGGAAGCCGGAATTGCTGAGACGCAT